GGGAAAATCCACAAATAACGAAATTTAAATTCCATTTGTATTAAAAAAGTTTCTAATTTTTAAGTGTTTGGGGTTTGATGTATTCACTCGCACGCTTAGGTGTTTTACAAATTGTATCACCACAATGGTCTCTGTTTTGATACACAGCATTCACACCCGTTGTTATTTCATCACATGTCTTAAGCGCCCATCTACCAAGTGGTTTTTTATCTAATTCAGTCATTTTCATAAGAGCCCGAGGCAAATTAAAAAAATGATTCATCTATATAAGTTTATTTCTTAATTTTTAAGTGTTTGGGGTTTGATATGCTTGTTTTTTAAGTGCCAAAGCAATTTTACTTTGAGCCAATTTCTCAGTCTTTTCTACTTTTTTGAGTTCCTTTTTAGCTTCCTCATCATCTGGATCTTTTTCTAAAATAGCCAACAATTTTTCGCGTTTAGCCTTTCTTTCTGCCGCAGCCTTCAAACGACGATTTTCATTAAAATTTACTCTTTGTTCTTGCTTTGTCAATTTTGTGCCAGACAACCTCGCTTGGGAACGCCTTTCATCAGCCTGAATTCGTAACAATTCATCAATAACTTCTTTAGTTTGTGGTTGAGATAAAAGGTATTCCTTGCGTTTATCCCTAGCACTAGCTGTTAAATCACGACGCTTTTGGTTGTAATTCTCACGAGCTTGGGGTCTTGGTTTGTCTGCATTACTTATTTTTCCATGGTGTTGTGTATTCCATTCGTCAATAATTTGATGACTTTTTTGTAATTCTGGAATTCTATCAGATTTTTTACCCACTGTCAATCCATAAATGATTTCATATGTATTTCTCATTTTGGTTATTTCTCTTATGGCATCTTCTTTATTTTTAAAAGATTTTTTCCACCACTCCTTTTCTTCATGTTGAATTCTAGCATACCACAATTTATTAGTATTACACCAATAAACACCTCTTGTTCCAGAAGTATTATTAGAATTCATATTTGGTCTGTGTGCCACATTAGTTCCTTTTCTCAAGACCCTAAGATTACATCTTCTATTGTCAAGTGTATCACCATTAATGTGATCAACAACAATTGAATTATCTTCACACAATCCCAATAAAAGTAATCTATTAATTCTTGGTCTTTTTCTACCAAGAGGACTATCCCAATCACATTGTAAATATTTACCTGTTGAACCAGTTAAAGCCCAACTTGGCATATCAACAACAAATCTTTGATAATCTTCATTATCGATAGCAAAAAATGCTCCAGGTCTTGAATTGATTGGCACGAGTGTATAATCCATTTTATATATTTCTAAAGATTGTAATCTTTAAACCAACCCATCATACCACTCATATACGAAAAGTAAAATCTTATATTTTTTTAGAGGATATAAGATTTTATATTGAAATTTATTAATATTATAGTATTCTTTAAGCCTAGTTACTAAAGGCCAATCCCCCCATACCACTTTGCACTCGCAACACATTATAGTTGGTCGCGAACATGTGCATGGTTTGGCTGTTGTCGCAATCAGCCTTAAGGGTGACCGCAACTTGGGCGTTATCGATACGGGAGAAGTTGCATGTACCACTTGGTTGATGCTCTTCTGGGCGAAGTGCGAATGAATACGCGTACACACCTGGGTATGGGTTACCAGTGTGGTGGTTGAATGGTTGCACTTGGTTGAAGTACTTACCCTTTTGTTCCTTCATGCGATCTTGACCATTGAGGATCAATTTGAAGGTATCAAGTGGACCAACGGAGGCTGTGTCAGACACATCACCGTCTTCAATCCACGCGGAGGCACCACCGTTTGTGCCCGCACCACAGACAAGCGCTGGCGCACCAGAGCCAACAGAGGTTGAGACAACACCCTCATCCGCCAATGGGTTGGAGGTGAGGACGACTTGGTCGACAACAGAGGCGTTGGAAGTGAAGTTCCAAGAGCGAGCGTTGGAGACACCGCCATCGTTGAAGCACCAGACCAATTCCTTGATTGGGTGGTTGTAGGAGAGACGCACTTGGCGAGACGCACCAGATTGAACGGTGTCGGAGCCAGTGTGCTGAACTTGTTCAATAAGGTATTCGTGACCCTTTTGCGCAAATCGGCGACGCTCCTCGGTGTCAAGGTACACGTAGTTGCCCCAGACCTTGAATGTGGAACCGTCAGTGTAGTGGGAGAATTCAGATGACAAATCGAAGTCAAGGCGTACCTCGTGGTACTGAAGCGCAATAAGTGGGAGGAAAAGACCTGGGTTGCGGTTGAAAAAGAAGATCAATGGGAGGAAGACAGTTTGGGCACCACCGCCGACGACAGTCGCCTTGGAGGTCATCTTACCGTAGGAAGCCTTCTTGGATTCATCCAAGTAAAGCTCGGAGTACAAACGCCACCAGAGTTGGTAGTGTTTGTCAATGCGCTGACCACCAATGGACAATTCGACGGACTTGACAGCACGCTCAGCCGCCCAGCAACCAGAGTTTTCAACCTTACCCGCGTATGGGGAAAGGGCTGTAAGGGTCATGAGTTCGATGTACATGTCACCGATCAAGTCACCATTACGGGCGACGGTGACGGACACACGACCATTGTTGGACGCGGTACCGTTGACAGTTTGTTCGATGTTTTCCATCGCAAAGTTTGTGTGGCGCTTGTAGACCGCCTGGAAGAAGGTAACTTTAGGGTTACCAGTCAAGTAGACGTCCTGGGCACCGTACGCGACAAGCTGCATGAGACCACCAGCCATAGTGAATTTTTGTACTATATACAAAGATTTTTTTTTCAGGTAAAATTCTACCGCGGTGCGAAATTTTAGATTTTCTAAATTCTACCCTTATATAAAATGTCCTCCCCTGTGCCTGTTGAAGAAATACCAAAGGAGGAAGAAATTGAAGAAACCGAAGATGAAATTGAAGACATTGAAGAAACAGAAGATGAAATTTATGAAGATGATGAAGAATTTGATGACGAAGAAGACTTTGATGGCGAAGAAGACTTTCAGGGTGAAGAAGACTTTGGTGAGATGTTTGACAACGGAGTTGATTTGGCTGAACTCTTGACAGCCACCCTCGCCACAGAAGATGGAGACACTGTATGCACTGCTTTAGTTACAATCGGAGAACAACTCGCCACCCAAAACAAGATACTACTTAAAATGCTATCCACCCTGTCGAAAAAAGACAATTAAGAATTTCGCTCCTGTATTTATCAAACATGGAGGGCACCCACTACATAGAAGAAAATGCAAATATTGAGGAAACTCATATGGAGCAGTGGAGAAATCACATTTCTTCCCTAGACAAAGAACAATTTATCAAATATTTAGGATACCTTGAAAGTGAATGGTGTATCAACGCCACAAACGATTCACATATCTCGTTTCAATTAGGATACAGAAAGTTTTTCAACCCTGATGATTTGAATCCCTCTACAGGAATGCCAATGAGAGTAGATATTGAAACAATCACACTCAAACAAAAAAGAGAACTGGAATTATTGAGTGCATTGTTTCATAGAGCCAGAGCCCTAGACATTTCAGACAAAGAGTTGGAAGATGAAAGAAAGATTTCAGAACGTATCAACTCCATCATTGAACAGGTAGATGATGCTTTTCATATTGTGTTTAGGAATACCAGGATTTATGAAAGAATTAATAATCCTACATATCAACCTGCTAATCCAGAAACCGATCATTCACTTTTTAGATGCACCACAATGGGTAAGGTAGAGGAACTCAGTCCATATCAACAAGCCATTATCTGTATTTTAGACAAAACTTACAAACAAACCATTCGCAGATACAAGGGTCAATGCTGTCAACAACTCAAAACACCTGAAGGACACAACACTAGGGCTTGGAACACTATTATGGGTATTCAAGATTATGTGTATAGTGTGGCACAAAAAGAAATCAACTTTGACCTGTGGAAGAATCTCACAAGTCGTGGCTCTGGGTTCAAAGATGTGATTCACCATCTCTCAAACTGTAATGACATGCAATTCCCTGAAATATCTAAGAACAGACATGTTTGGTCTTTCAAAAATGGTATTTTCATCGGTAAAAGGTTTGCTCCCGATATGGGAATTTTTGATTCAAAGTTCTACACCTATGAAAGCTCCGAATTCAAGTGTTTGGACCCAACTATTGTGAGTTGTAAATACTTTGATAAACACTTTGAAGATTACAGTGAAGTCAAGGACTGGAGAGAGATTCCAACGCCATATATGGATTCTATTTTGACTTATCAAAAGTTTGACCAAGATGTCATTGATTGGGTGTATGTCATGGGTGGTCGCCTTTGCTTTGATGTGAATGATATGGATGGTTGGCAAATCATTCCGTTTTTTAAGGGTATTGCCCGCTCTGGTA